AATTTAAACAATTTATGAGAGATGACAACACTGAAAGTCTTTTGCTTTTACATGGCGATCCTGGTGCTGGAAAATCTAATATGTTAAAGAATTTAATTTTAGAGACGGATGAAGATGTTATTTATGTTCCACCTTCTATGGTATCAGTGATTTCATCTCCTGATTTTATTTCATTCATGATCAAAAACAAAAAAAACTTTTTGATTATCGAAGATGCCGAGGAAATTTTATCAGTTGATAGAAATTCTGGAACAAATAACCTACTATCAATATGTGACGGATTTCTTAAAGATGCATTACAGATGAAAATTATATGCACTTTTAACTGCGATCTAAACAAGATCGATCCAGCTTTGTTGAGAAAAGGTCGATTATTTTTCGAATACAAATTTGGTGCGTTATCAAAAGAAGAGGTTCAAGATTTATCAAATTTTTGTAATTTAGGGTTGAAAGTTGATAAAGAAATGACGTTAGCAGAGATTTTCAACAGCGAAAAAGATGTGAGCATTGAAAATTCATTTGAAGAGAGACGGATCGGATTCTTTTAATAATTTATTTCTTTTTCGAGATTCCAACATTTTAATTCTTTGTTCCTCTGGCATTTTCTTTCCTTTATTAACATTCGGGATTCCTTTCCTCAACCCTGCCAATCTTTGACGTTCTTCTTCAGAAACTTTTTTGCCATAATTATTATGTTTTTCGCCACTTCTAGCTATCGACATATTTATTCTCGCTTCATCACTCATTTTAGTTCCTTTTTTTAATTCCGACATTCGTTTTTTACATTCTTCAGTATGTTTGAATCCTGTGAAAGATTTCACCCTATTTGATATTGCTTCGGGCGACATCTTCTTACCCATTCCACCCAAAGATATTTTTTTACGATGTTCTTCTGATAATTTCTTCCCTGTTCTAACTTTTGATAATTTTTGTTTGGTTTCATCCGAATGATTAAAACCTATCATGCTCTGTCCTCTTTTTAATACATTATAACCATTTGGTTCCAGTGAATTAAATTTTATAATAAGTTGTTCTTCTAAATCGTGTAATCCTTTTTTATCAAAATCTGTGAGATAATAAATATCGATATCAAAATTTTCAATACCATATTTGTTTATAGCATTATGAATAATTTGTTTTCCTTTACTTCTATAACCACAAACTCTCTGATACATATTAATACTTTCCCCAATATAATACTTCCCATTCACTTCATTGCGAATGATATAAACACCAGCCTTCTTTTCAAATTTATCAGTTAATTTCATTCAACGTCTCCTCTAGTATTCTTTTGATATATTCGGTCATAGTCAGACCAGATTTCTTTGCAATCTTACGAATTTGCTCCTTCATTTCCAAAGTCACATAGAGTTCTATTTTTTTCTTTATTGTTTCCATATATCATTACTTAGTAAATTTTAATGATTTTTTCATGATTTTTACATAAAAAGTTTAATTAGGAATTTTTAATTAAGTAATACTGTAATGCGTGATTACAGTTATTTTTTTGAAAATTCCAATCTCCTCAATATGTTTGTGGCAGCATTTGACGATGCATTTGTGTATCGTTATGATGCAAAAACCAGACAATCGAAGGAGAAAATTGAAGTTCGGTATGTAAACGGACCTAAACACCGTGTCCTACATGATCTCACTGATCGAGCCAAGACACTGACATTGCCAGTAGTAACGATTGAGCAAACAAGTTTAGCTCGTGATCCTTCCAGAATTTCAAATAAAGATCAATTTCTGTATAGAAAACAGTTGGATTCTACCAATAGACTTGCGAAAATTCCAACACCAATTCCAGTAAATCTCACTCTGGATGTGAATATCATCTGTTATTTCAAAGAAGATTTGGATCAGATCATCCAGAATTTCGTCGTAAATTGTAATCCATATATCATTGTTTCTTGGCAATTTCCTGAAAAATTTGATTTACCATTTATCGATGAGATTCGTTCAGAAATCCAATGGTCAGGTGATATCTCCTATGAAAACCCCAAAGATCTGTCACCTGATACAAAATGGAGAATTTCTGCATCCACATCATTCACAGTCAAAGGTTGGTTGTTCAAAGATTATAACCAAACTCAAGCACCGATCTATGTGGTTAATGCAGATTTCCATGCTCTAGCTGTCAGTAATAGATTTTGTGATTACAATCCCTTCGATGCTATCAGTGCAGAAGGTGTTCAAACAGAAAGCGTATCGATTAGTGCGTATCCAGAATTCACCAATTATTTCATCAATGGTATCCATCAAGGAGATTCTTTGATTGTAACTGAGTTGAATGAAAGAAATTTCCAATTCTATGGGAAGCGATTCGGTTACAATAACACTTGGTATCTGTCTGGTGCATATAATATTCCTCAATTGGTTTACACTGAGATTGATACTGCCAAGTTCCCCACGATTTCCGCTTATCTATTACCAGAGAATGTGATCACAGTAGTGAATGATAATATTGTCACAATATCCCTAAGTTCAAATTATTTTAGTAATTTGTCGGGAAACCATGTTTTTGTGACGGCAAATGACGCAGGGTGGGTAGCATCCTATTAAAAAAAACAATTTGACTAAATAATATCATGACTACGAAAGATCAGATCGCAATTGCTAAATTGTATATGGAGGGAAATACTTGGGCTGGGTCTATCGCAGATGCCCATAATAAAAATATAACAAATTGGGGGTCTTTTTCAAGAGCCATACTGAAAAAATTTCCAGATTTTGAAGAAAAAAATGATAGATTCGGTAACACCGAACGAGAAATATTAGAATATTCAACTGGTAATTTATCATTGGAAATAAAATTTGAGAATGGGAAAGTAAGCGTTGAATTATATTTTGAGAATGAGCAAATGGCTAATAGATATAATCAATATAAATCATTTGATGCTGATTTTGATTCAGCATATAAGTTTGTTTTACAATTGGCGAAAAAGATAAAAATATCCAGCCATGATTTTGATCAAGATATTTATGGGGACGATTGATCTATTTAATTGAATAATTGAAGATTCCCCTTAAATAATAAGTATGGCGGGTTCCGATAGTTCTTCTACACAATCTTCAAATAAATCCTACGTTAGTAATGACGGTAAAGGTTCCACATTTGATAGGAATATGCAATCCTATTTGAAGAATCGTGGGAATTTTATCCAGCAAACTCCTGATGAAGCAAAGAATACAAAATATAAATATTTCCAAAAAATCGGGTTACGCAGACCTGAAGCAATTGCTAAGAACTCTGTAGCTCTTAATAACGACTGGAATAACACAGCGTTTTCCGCTATTTACCAAGACAAATCCTTTACGGATTTGATGTATTCCCAAGCATCGGAAGAAAAACCAGGTCGTCTTAGAGACTACCGTATGATGGCTGCTTACTCTGAAGTGGCAGATGCTTTGGATGAAATTTGCGACGAAACCATTAACGTCGATGAAAATGGAGAGATTGTAACTCTTGATTTCCGTAACGCTGATTTGGAATCAGAGAAAAAAGAGGAAATACAAAAAGAATTTTCTAAATTCTGTTCCATGTTGGATTTGGATGATAATGGATGGCATTATTTCCGACAATTTCTCGTTGAAGGTGAACTCTTTTTTGAACTTATTCTAAAAGATGATTACATCAAACAAGGTGTCGTTGCCATTAAAAATCTTCCTGCTGATCAATTCGATCCTGTTTATGACAACATCCAGACGATGTTAGTCAAAGCATTTATTTACAAGAAGCCTATTTTTTCTAGCATCGATAATAAAAAAGTTGAACGGTATGAATATATTCCATTTGAAAAGAACCAAGTTCTTTATGTAAATAGTGGACAATATAATGAAACAAAAGATTTTATCATTCCTTTCATTGAGAATTGCCGTAGAGCTTATAGACAGCTTTCGATGATCGAAGATTCTGTGGTTATCCATAGAATGGTTCATGCACCTCTCCGTTTCCTTTTCAATGTGGATGTAGGTAGATTACCAGTTCCTCAAGCTGAAGCATATCTGAGAAAATTACAATCTCAATATTGGTCTACCAAGACTTTCGATTTGGATCAAAGTGATGTCGTTAAAAAATATGCACCACAGTCTACTTTGGATTCTTTCTGGTTTGCTAAAAGACAAGGACAAGAAGCAACAACTGTTGAAACATTTGGTGGTCAACAATCAGATGGTAATATGGAGCCTCTAGATTGGTTCATCAAGAAACTTTATCGTTCTCTGAAGACTCCTACTTCTCGTTTGAATAATGAAACGGGATATAATGATGGGACAGAAATGCTTCGTGAAGAGCTTAAATTTGCGAAGATGATCATTCGTCAACAACAAAGATTTGCTCAAGGCATCAAAAGAGCATTTGTCACTCATCTCAAATTCAAAGAAATGTTCGAAGAATA